ATTATAAACAGGAAATATAAAAATCTGGGACGATTTGGGAAAAAAACAGAACAAAATGGGAAAAAAACGGGACGATTTGGGAAAAAGTCGGGAATTTTTTATAAAAATGTGTGTTATGATAATAACATAGAGTTTTATCAAAAGCCCCCCAAAACTTTTGTATTAGGATAGTCAATTATGGCTGTCCTTTTTTATATTAGAAAGGAATGGATAGCATGATACAAAAAATAAATATAGAAAAACTGAATGTTGCAGAATACAATCCTCGTATTGCATTAGAGCCAGATATGCCAGAATATCAAAAGCTCAAAAACAGTATTGAAAAATTTGGTATGGTAGAGCCTATTATATGGAACAAAAGAACGGGTAATGTAGTAGGAGGACATCAGAGGCTGAAAGTACTCACAGATAAAGGAGAAAAAGAGGTAGAATGTTCTATTGTAGATATAAATGAAAAAGAAGAAAAGAAACTCAATATATTATTGAATAAAGCAAAAGGATATTGGAATATCAGCGGTTTAACAGATGTTTTACAGGAATTAAACGAATGTGAAATGATAGATTTAACAGGTTTTGAGGAATGGGAATTAGAAAGTCTTAATATACAATATGAACACATCAACGACCTTTTAGAAAAAGATTTTTCAGGATATTCTGAAACAAATGTATCTGACACATTTGCTATGACATTTACACTACCAGAAAAAGAAAGAGAAGCTGTGGAGCGATACATCAAAAATACCAAAAATGCAAAAACAATATTGGCGTCGGAAATCATCAATAAAATAAAGGAGGAACAGTATGCATATTGAAAAAAAGAAAATAAAGGATATGGAAAGAAATTTATACAATACAAGAGTAGAACTGACCCCAAAAGAAAAAGCATACAAAGATATTGACAGGAGTATTACAACATATGGTATGATTCTTCCCATTGTCTGGAACAAAAATACAAATCATGTCATAAATGGACAACAAAGATTAACTATACTGGAAAATAAAGGCGAAACAGAAGTAGAAGTATCTGTTGTAGAATTGGACGAAAAACAGGAAAAACAACTCCATATTGCTTTAAATAAAATAGAAGGTGATTGGGAAGAACAAAAGCTCATTACATTGCTTGAAGAATTGGGAGAAGAAGCAATATTTACAGGGTTTACACAGCAAGAAATTGACAGTTTAACAAATGACATAGATAGTTTAATTGATAATGACGCTTTAGAAAAGGAATTAAAAGAGATAGAAAATACTTTTAATATTACGCTTATATTTGACAAAACAGAGCAGGAAACATTGAAAAATTATATTAAAAGTTATGGAAAAGACACATTGACACAAGTCATTATTCAAAAAGCAAAGGAGGAAACAGCATGAGTTGTGAATGTGGAACGCAAGTTGTTCTTTGCAATATTCCTATACGCTTTGACACTTATGAGGGTTGCAGTCATGAGTGTAAATATTGTTTTGCACAAAGAAAGAAAAATATATCTCATGTAAAAAAATATGGAACAGTACAATCATTACGTTATTTTATAGAGGGGAAAAGAACACAAGAAACAGCATGGTGTGATTGGGATATTCCCATTCATTGGGGAGGTATGAGCGACCCTTTTCAACCTATTGAAAAAACAGTAAAGGCATCTTATGAGTGTTTACAGTTATTTGCAGAAACAAAATATCCTTTTGTTGTGAGTACAAAAGGAAAATTGATAATAGAGCCAGAATATATAGAACTGCTTGAAAAATGTCATTGTGTGGTACAAATATCTATGGTATGTAATGCATATGATAAGTTGGAATTAGGAGCGCCTTGTTATGAACAACGTTTGCATATGGCTGAAATACTTTCTAAAAAAGTACAAAGGGTAATTGTAAGAATACAGCCTTATATGCCTGAGGTTTTTCATGAAGTTATGAACAACATACCGAAATTAGCAAAGGCAGGAGTATATGGTGTGGTAGTAGAGGGTATGAAATTTTTTAAAAATAAAAAAGGTATGGTGAAAGTTGGTGCAGATACTTGTTATCCTCTGCAAGTATTACGTCCCCAATTTGAAGCGATAAGAGCGGAATGTCACAAATATGGTATGAAATTTTATGCTGGAGAAAATAGATTGCGTACAATGGGTGACGATATGTGTTGCTGTGGTATAGATGGTTTGGAAGGATTTCAAGGGAATGACTACAATATTTGTATGATTATCAATGGAAAAAATACAAAACCAACAGAAAAAATGAAACAAATAGGTACAGGTATGTGTTATCAATCTCTTTATCAAAGTGCTGGCGTAAATAAAAAAATAAAACAACAATCTTTTTATGGCATTACACAAGAGGAACTCCGCAACAAAACAGATTACTATAAACGCTTTTTTGGTTTAAAAATATGAAAGTATGTGAATTAACTCCAGTACAGCAAATTGCTGGTATGTATTTTAAAAGAGAAGATTTGTATACTCCTTTTGGTGCAGGGGGCGTAAATGGCGGGAAATTGCGTCAATGTATGTTATTGGTAGAAACGGCATTAAAACAACAGCATGATAAAAAGGGTATACTGACATATTGTTCCATTCATTCCCCTCAAGCACCTATTACGGCAGCAGTAGCAAAGTATTTTGGTTTGCCTTGTGTGATTGCTTATGGAGGGACGAATACAATTTCTATTGCTACAGAAAGTATGCCAAGACTTGCTATGCATTATGGGGCAAATATTGAAATTGTGTCAAAAAGTGGTAGACACAATGTATTAAAACAAAAAGCGAAAGAATTGGGTATCGCAAAAGAACTGTTTGTCGTGCAGTATGGTATCAATATTGATGATTACGGTGAAATACTTTTACGTGCAGTAGCGGAACAAGTACAAAATATTCCTGATAATTTGAACGATATTTATATTACTTGCGGAAGTGGTATCACAACAAGCGGTGTGATAATTGGCATTGAGAAATATCATAAAAAAGTCAATCATATTCATGTAATTTCTACTGCATTTGACAGACAGCAGAAAATAAAAACAACATTAAAACGCTTTGGCGTATCAAGAGAATTTATATATCATGACCTTTTTCATACAAAAGGATTTGTTTATGAAAAAAAACAAAAATTGATAGTGGGAGGAGTGAAATTGCACCCACAATATGAGGCTAAGAGCATGAAGTATTTGATAGACCATCATCTGAATACAAAAAATGCTCTTTTTTGGATTGTAGGAGCAGAACCAAAACAAATATAAAAATGCAAAACAATGATAAAGGAGAGGAGGGAAATGTCAAATAAACCATGGGAAAGGCAAAAAGGAGAAAGCGAAAAAGCATTTGAAGCATTTAAAATATATCGTGATATGGGGGAAGAACGTACCATCACAGCGGTTGGTAAAAGGTTGGTAAAAAGTAGGAATTTAATTGATAGATGGAAAGAGCGTTGGCGCTGGAAAGAACGTGCTAGAAGCTATGATAATGAACTAGAAAAACAGGCAAAAGCAAAGGCAGTAAAAGAATATCATGCTATGACAGAAAGACATATTAAAATAGCAGTACAGCTCCAAAAAAAAGCATTGGAAGCTTTGAACAATTTAGAATCAGAAACAATGTCAGCTAAAGATATTAAAGAGTTTATTAAAATGGCTACGGATTTAGAACGACTGAATCGCACTATAGACAATGGAAATGAAAAAGAAGATATGATTTTAGATGATGGATTTATAGAGGCATTGAAACAACAAACAAAAAAGTTAAATTGGGAGGATAGAGATGATACAGAATAGAGCATTATTTTCATTTCAGCCGTTTTCACAAAAACAGAAAAAGGTACTAACCTGGTGGCTACCTGATTCCCCTGTCAAAGATTGTAGTGGGATTATAGCAGATGGTGCTATTCGTTCAGGAAAAACAGTATCTATGTCATTGTCTTTTGTTATATTTGCCATGCAAAATTTTGAGTATAAGAATTTTGCCATGTGCGGTAAAACGATTGGCTCATTTAGAAGGAATGTACTATTGATACTAAAAAGTATGCTTTATACAATAGGATACCAATTAGAAGAACATAGAGCGGATAACATGATTGAAATAAAAAGAAATGGCGTAATAAATTATTTTTATATATTTGGTGGTAAAGATGAACGCTCTCAGGATTTAATACAGGGGCTTTCGCTTGCTAGTGTCTTTTTTGACGAAGTGGCACTCATGCCAGAATCATTTGTCAATCAAGCAACAGGAAGATGTTCCGAAAAGGGGTCTAAATTTTGGTTTAATTGTAATCCAGAAGGACCTTTTCATTGGTTCAAAACAAACTGGATAGATAAAAGAGAAAATAACGAGAAAGGAAAAAATTTATTTTATCTGCATTTTACTATGGACGATAATATTTCGTTGTCAGAAGAAATTAAAAAAAGATATCAAAATATGTATGCTGGTGTTTTTTATTTACGCTATATATTGGGAGAATGGGTGCTTGCAGATGGTGTGATATATAGTATGTTTTCAGAAGAAAGAAATACTTATACAGACCAAAATAGACCCCATGATTTAAAAACAAAGGCAAGAAGATATATTAGTTGTGATTATGGTACAATAAATCCTTGTGTATTTTTGGATATTTGGGACGATGGCGAAACAATATGGATTGATAGGGAATATTATTATGACAGCAGAATAGAAAGAATACAAAAATCTGATAACAGATATGGAGATGATTTTGATGAATTCGTAGCATTAGAAAATGTTGCTCCTTCTTGGGTTGTTGTAGACCCATCAGCAGTAAATTTTGAAACAGAATTAAAAAATAGACGTTATAGAGTAAAGTCAGCTGATAATAGTGTATTAGAAGGAATACGACTTGTTGCTACAATGATAGACAAAGGAAGAATAAAAGTAAATGTAAAATGTGTCAACTGGTTAAAAGAAATAAAAGGTTATGTATGGAATACAAAATCACAGGAACATGGAAAAGAAGAACCTTTAAAAATGGGCGACCATGCTATGGACGCAACAAGATATTTTGTAAAAACAATGATACCAAATAGGAGATTTGCAAAATGAGTAAAAAAAAGAAAATCAAAACAAATGATAATAAAAATACAATACGTTCTCCAAGTAAAAATAACAATATCAATACATTTTTATTGGAACAGCTAATGCAAAGAAAAATGATGTTTGACGGCTTTTCAAATACTTCTGCAAGAATGGGACAAAATACAACAAATTTGTTAGAAGGTACAGAGTATCAAAGCAACAGATTATCTTTTGACTGGAATTTACTCAATATACTGTATAGAGAGCATTGGATTGTTAGGCGTATTATAGATGTTGTGGCAGAAGATATGGTGAAAAATTGGTATAAAATCAAATCACAAATATCCCCTAATGCTATGAAAAAAATAACGGTATTGGAAAGACGTACACAATTAAGAGCAAAAATATTAGAAGGTTTGCGCTGGGCTAGATTATACGGCGGTGCAGCTGGTGTTATTATGATACAAGGACAAGAGGATATGCTTGATAAGCCTTTAGTATTAGATAGCCTTTTACCTGGCTGTTTTAAAGGGTTATTGATATTAGACAGATGGAATGGTATCTATACAGATATGAGGCTTGTAGAGGACAGTAATGATATTGATTTTGGTTTGCCTATGTATTATCATATCCGTTCTAACGCTATTGGTACAGGCATAAAAGTACATCATAGCAGAGTAGTAAGATTTATAAACAGAGATTTGCCTTATATTGAGAAATTGATGGAAAGTTATTGGGGTGCTTCAGAACTGGAACACATTTACGAAGAACTGAAAAAAAGAGATAACACAAGCTGGAATATTGCTACACTGATATTTTCGGCAAATTTAAAAGTGTATCAAATGGACGGTTTTGAACAAATGGCACTTATGGATGAGCAAGCGTTGGGAGATTTATATAAAACACTTATGCTTATGAATGAAATGATGAACAATAACAGTATGCAGGTAATAGGAAAAAATGATACATTTGATACTAGACAATATACATTTAGTGGATTATCTGACATTTATTCTGAATTCATGATGGATGTAGCTGGAGCAGCCGAAATGCCTGTTACAAAACTGTTTGGACGTTCCCCTGCTGGTATGAATGCAACCGGTGAAAGCGATATGCAAAATTATTATGATAGTATAGAGCAAAAACAAGAGGCTTGTCTGCGCCCTGTATTAGAAAAGTTATTACCTATATTATGTATTTCTGCATTTGGTTTTGTGCCAGATGATTTGGAAATAGAATTTAATAATTGCAGACGTCCAACAGAGGAAGAAAGAAAAACACTTGCACAACAAACAGCGTCTGCAATAATAGAAGTATATAATTCGGGTTTAATTAGTCAAAAAACGGCATTAAAAGAATTAAGACAATCCTCTGAAAATACAGGAATGTGGACAAATATTACAGATGAGGATATTGAAAAAGCAAGCGATGAAATAGCATTTCCAACAGAGAACTTGATACAGCCACCCTCTTTTTTACAAAATGGAGTAACGGAATATGAACAACAAGAATAAGTATTTACCAGTATGGAAGACAAGCAAAAGGCTAGAAAGAAATTATGAAAGGATATTGAATGTTATACAACAACAGTTCTTTCAAGCAATATCAAATCAAAACAATCCAAATGAAATGATAAATTTATTAAATATCATTGCAAGACAATATTCTTTTGAAAAGTATTGTCAGGAGATTGCTTTACAAATGGTAACGTCTGTTTACAAAAAAACAGAAGGAAATTGGAGAAAAGCAGCAGGACAAAATAGTAAAGGACATGAAATTTATGAGGCATTGAATAAACAAAAACAAAATATTTTTATGCAAAATGTCATACAAAAATTGATAGAGCAAAATGCTACTTTAATCAAAACATTACCTTTCAATATTGCAAGTGATATTACAAAATATATTGAAAAAGAAACGACAAAGGGTAGGAGAGCAGAGGATTTAGCAGAGGAAATAAAAATAAAGTTTACAGAAAAAACAAAAGCAAATGCTATGTGTATTGCTAGAACAGAAGTCAGCAAAGCACAATCTGCACTGATAAGAACAAGAGCAGAAATATTAAATATACAATGGTATATCTGGAGAACATCACAAGATGAAAGAGTGAGAAACAGCCATAAAGATATGGAGGGAGTGCTTGTGAGTTGGAAAGACCCACCTTCACCAGAACAGCTTTCAAAATCAAAATATCAATATGGCAAATATCATGCAGGGGAAATATTTAATTGTAGGTGCTATGCAGAGCCTATTGTTGATATTCGTTTTGTAAAATTTCCTTGTAAAGTGTATTGTAATGGAAGAATGATAAAAATGAAAAAGTCAGAATTTTTAAAAATTATGTAGAAAGGAGAAAAAATATTGCAACTAAAAAATAAAATATGCAAAGACAAAAAAGCCTTTTATGGTAGTCGTATTAGCGAAAACAGAATACGAACGCCAGAAGGCTTTTTAATATGCAAAAATGTACCGATTGCAAGAGTAGGCACACAAGAGTATTTAGGAGAAGAATTAGGGCTGGAAGGATACGAAAATGTATTAGTGAATGTTGTCAGGACAGAACAAGAAGTATTTTCTCATAAAACAATCGCAAGTTTTGAAGGAAAGCCATTTACAGATGACCACCCAGAACAAGAAGAATTTGTAACAACAGAAAATTATAAGCGATATGTCAAAGGTCATGTTACAAATGTAAGAAGGGGACAAGGTGATTTTTCTGATAAACTGCTTGCAGATATTATTGTATATGACAAAACAGTAATAGAAGAAATCGAAAACAATCAAAAAAGGGAAATAAGCTGTGGTTATGCTTGTGATTATAATGTAGATGAAAATGGTGATGTATTTCAAGTGAACATTACAGGAAATCATGTTGCATTAGTAGATGAAGGGAGAGCAGGACACAGCGTAAAAATATTAGACCACAATAAACAATATAAAGGAGTGCGAAAAAATATGCCAAAAATGAAAAATACAAAACAAATTATTGCAAGACTGTTTCCGTCTTTTGCAAAAGACGCTTCACCTGAAGAAATCGAAGAAGTTGTGACCGCTATCAATGAAGTACAAGACGAAGAAATCACAACACAAGACGAGCAACCGGCAGTAGAAGAAAATAAAACAACAACAGATGATGATGTACTTTCTCAAATATTACAAGAAATGAAAGCATTAAAAGATGAAATGATTACATTAAAAACGGCAAATCAAGAACAAAATGACCCTATTGCAAAATTGGAACAACAGCTTGTCAATGAAATTTCTGATGAAGAAATCACAGAAGATGAGGATATCACAGAGGACAATGACATAATAGAGGACGAGGATATGACAGAAGACGACGATATCACAGAAGATGAGGATATAGAAACATCTGATGAAGAAACTACAGCAACAGCAGTAGATAAAAAGGTTATGTTGCAGTTTGTTCGTAACATACGTCCTGTGATAGCAGAAATGAAAGACAACAAACAGAAAAAAGTGGTTACAGATTCCTTAATGAAAATGGCACGTGTTACTTCTGGGAAAACAGCAAAGCCTAAAGAAAATGGCTATGCTGCTATTATGAGGGTAAAACAAAATCATTCTAAACAATTTAAGACACAAGATAGTAAAACATATGATGATAGCCAATTAGGCAGGGAAATTGCAAAAAAAAGGAATCCACATTACAAACTTTAATTGAAAAGCAGAAGAAATAAGAAATATTTTCATTTATAAAATAAGGAGGAAAAACAATGTTGGGAAAAGCAATCGGTAAAAATTTTGATTTAGGTTATGCAGGAAATGTTTCAAGAAACAGAGACAATGTTATTATTTCAAGAGTAGTAAAACAAGGGGAAAAAGACATATTATTTGGACAGGCTGTTGTATTAAATGAGGATAACACAATACAAAAAATAAGTGCTGATAATACACAGCAACAATGTATAGGTATTGCAGTAAGAGAAGTCAAACAAACAACAAATTACTTTACATCTGAAGGGGCATATCATTCTGGTGATACTTGCAGTATATTGACAAGAGGCACTGCTACAATAAAGTGCAATGCAGGCACACCAAAAGCAGGCGGTAATGTTTATGTCAGAATAGAAGAAAGTGATACAGGTGTAGTAGGAGAATTTGAGGCGGAACAGAGTGCAGGCAATATCGCATTAGAAAATGTTGTTTTTACAACAGGACAAATTGACAAAAACAATATTGTTGAAATTACAATATTGTCAAGAAGAATATAGGAGGGCTAATATATGGTGCATTTTAATAAAAATCATTTTCCACAACAAACAGTAGCAATAAAAGGCAAAAGAACATTAGATTCCGGCTCTATTGCTTCAGGTATGGCATTTTTAGAAGGACAGCTTGAAAAAATAGACCCAAAATTAAGAGAACCGCTTTCTCGTACATGGTGGGCTAGAGATATTGTAGCAAAAACGGGAGGCGGTTTTGTAGAATATACTTCTGCTTATGATGTTTCTTATGCTACAACAGGTGGCAATAGCAACGGTATGATAGGAGGAGAAACAAATGAATTACCTATTATGCAGGCTGATATCAGCAAAGAAATATATAAAGTATTTAATTGGGGACATATTTTGAGAGTACCTTTTATAGACCAGCAGAAACTGCAAAAAATAGGCAGAGATTTAGAAGGAATATTGAACAATGGCTTAAAATTAGTGTATGACAAAACATTAGATATCAATGTATATGAAGGTTTTGCGGAATATGGTACATATGGACTTGTAAATAATCCTAATGTCATTACAAAAACAGCAGAAACAGCAGCAGACGGCACAACAACAGCATGGGCGAAAAAAACACCTGATGAAATATTAGCAGATATTAACGGAGCGATTACTGCAACATGGATAAATTCAGAATATGACTTATCTGGTATGGCAAATCATATATTGATACCACCTGCACAATACAGCACATTAGTAGAAAGAAAAGTTTCTAATGACGCAAGTAAATCAATATTGACTTATTTGTTAGAAAATAATATCGGAAAAGAACAAGGTATTACACTTTTTATTGGTCCTTGTCCGTTCTTAAAGGGAGCAGGTACAGGCGGTACAGATAGAATGATGGCTTATGTGAATGATGAGGATAAAGTTCGTTTTTCTATTACAGTACCTTTGACACGCTCACAAGTGGAATCTTCTGTTACACAGTTGTCTTATTTATCTGCATTTATTGCACAATTTGGACAAGTAGAATTTTTATATTTGCAACCAGTACAATATATTGATGGTATTTAATCAGAAAGGGGTAAAATCATGAGAATATTTACAAAAAAGGCTTTCCAATTTGAAAAACAAAATGTAGCTCCAGTCATTACAAAAGCTGCTGCTTTTCAAGATGTACCAGATTGGGTAAAAAATACATTACTTTTTGAGTTAGCTTTAAAAGATGGTTCTATACAGGTGCTTGCAGATATAAAACAGCAAAAAGAACTTGAAAATGATGGCATGACACAAGAGGAAAAAGAATTAAGGGAACAAGCGAAACAACTTGACATTAAGAAATGGCAAACATTAGGTATTTCTAAACTGAAAAAAGAAATAGAAGAAAAACAAAAACAGTTACAGCAGCAAGAGGAAAAACAACAAGAATCACCAGAAAAAGAGGAACAGGGATTAAATGAAATACCAGAACAAATACCAGCACAATAAAAGTAGGTGATTTTATATGAAATGTATTTGTAAAGGCGGAGAAAATCCGCCTTATACACTTGCTGATTTTTTAAAAATATATCCTCAATTTGAAACAGTACTACCAGAGAAAATCATACAAATGTATTTAGATTTTGCTCATCATTGTATAAAATACAAGCGCTGGAGAAATGGCTTTCAAATTGGTATAGGACTTTTTGTAGCACATTTTTGTACATTATATTTGCAGTCTTTCAGCGATACCACAGCACAGTCTGTTATTAATGCAGGACAATCAAAAGGGCTTGTAGTAAGCAAAGCGGTAGATGGTGTTTCTGTCAGTTATGATTATGCTACAGCGTTACAAGGGTTGTCTGAATGGGGAGGCTGGACAATGACTAGCTATGGTACACAATTAGTAATGCTTGCTAAACTGTATAGTAAGGGTATGTTTATTGTACCATAAGAGGTGATAGCGATAGAAGTATTTGAATTTTTGGCAGAAGTACATACAACAAATAGACAGTTGCAGTCTGTTCAAAAGAGTATTAAAGAGTTAAAAAAAATAGATGTACTTGTTGGTATTCCACAAGAAGAAACAGATAGGCAAGAAGGAAGCGTTACCAATGCAGAATTACTTTATATTCATACGAATGGTTCTCCTACAAATAACATACCTCCTAGACCAGTGATAGAACCAGCAATACAAGACAGTAAAGAAGAAATTGGTACATTGATAAAAGAGGCAATATTGAAGGCATTAGAAGGAGATACAGGCGGTGCAATGGCTGGTATGGAAAAAGCTGGATTACAAGGAGAAAATGCTGCAAAAGGTTGGTTCACGAATCCTAAAAATAATTGGGCGGGAAATGCAGAAAGTACCATAAAACAAAAAGGAAGTAGTAGACCGTTAATTGATACAGCTCAATTACGAAATTCTATTACTTATGTTGTAAAAAAGAAGGGATAACAAATGATTGATGTATCAGAATTGATAAAAGATAGTGATTTTGCAGAAAATTATATGATACATAGGAAAAAAGGTGTTTGGGAAAATGGACGTTTTCATTTAACAGAAGAACAGGCAATACCATATATAGGTGTGATACAACCAGCAAGTGAAAAGGAATTAGAACAGTTGGATATAGGGGACAGACAAAAATTTGTCATGAAATTTTTGTCTGCTTACCCCAATGAAATATTTGTGACACAACAATATGAGCAAGAAGAATACTTTTCGGATACCATAGAATATTTAGGTCATTTTTATAAAGTGATAAAAGTAAAAAATTGGTTGCACTCGGGAGGGTATTGTAGGGCTTTTGCTGTGGAGGTAGAAAATGATGGAGATAATTAAAACAGCAGAAGAAATAGAAAATATATTTCGTAATGTAGTATTTCAAATATGGCATATGAATCCAGATACAAAACAAAATCAAAAAAGAATACGCTTTCCTTGGGGGTCTGATATACAAAGTAAACAGTCAGACAGTGTACCAAAATGGAAAAGGAATGAAAATATTTGTTTGATATATGAATTACCTCAAGACGGAAGTTATAATAGTTTAAGTGATATTTCTTATGAGTTAGATAAATCAAAAAGGGATTTTATAGAAGTAGATGAGCATACAGATATACATACTGTAATATTTGCGAATTATGGACCAAATGCTTATGAATATGCGAGAGATATTAGAGATGGATTCAAAAGAGAGAGAATACGAGAATACCTCAAAAAATATCACTTTTTTGTTATTCCGCCAATATCAGCAATCAAAAGAGTTCCAGAACTAGTAAATGGACAATGGTGGAATAGGGTAGATGCGACAGTAGTATTTTATGAATATGTTAGAAGAGAAGAAACAGTCAAATCAATAGAAAGTGTAAGCGTTACAGCAATGACAATAGCAAATGGAAAGGAGCTAACAAAAAGTGTCAAATCTGAAGTTAGATGATATTGTAAAAGTCATAATCAATTTATCTCCTAAATCAGCAGTCAGAAAGGGTTTTAATGTAGCATTGATAATAGGAGATAGCAATGTGATTTCAACAGAGCAGAGAGTTATTTTATTTAGCGGATTAGAAGAAATGGCAGAGGCTGGATTTACAGAAAATATGCCAGAATATCAAGCAGCACAGCTATATTTTTCAGCAGAAAAAAAGCCAAGCCGTTTAGCAGTAGGTAGACGATATCAATTAAATAATCAGCCTAAAAAAACAAAAGCAACAGGAGAAACAGAAGAAATAAAAGAATCAGAAACCATATTGCAAGCATTACAGGCTTGCAGAGCAAAAAATACAGATTGGTATGCTGTTAGTTATTGCAATGCGACAAAACAAGAAATATTTGATATTGCTAGCTATGTTGAAACAGCATATCCAAGTTGTGTACAATTTTTTACTACAAGTGATAGCGATGCCATAGAAGGAGCAGAAGGAAATGTATTTGAAATATTGAAACAAAAAAGCTATCGCAGAAGTATAGGGCAATATTCTCAAACGGCATATGCAATCATGTCTATTATGGGTTATGCTATGGGAGCAAATACAGCAACCATAAATAGTGCTTATACATTAAAATTTAAAACAGAGGTTGGTGTGATACCAGATGATTTAACAGGTCAACAGGTGACAAATTTGGTAAAGAATAATGGTAATTATTATGTCAGTCGTGGAAGTGATGATAATTACAATATGTTTGAAAATGGTATTATGTCAGATGGTACATGGTTTGATGAAATATTGAATTTGGATATGCTTGCAAACAATATGCAAATGTCTATTATGGATTTATTAAAAAGCAGACCAAAAATACCACAAACAGAGGCAGGTGTATTGTCTATTAAATTGGCAATAAAATCCGATTTGGATAAGGCTGTAAAAATTGGCTTTATTGCTCCAGGTGTATGGAATGGTCCTGACATATTGGAATTGTCACAAGGCGATACTATGCCAGAAGGATATATGATATTGTCAGAGCCTATTTCAGAACAAAGTCAAGCAGATAGAGATGCTAGAATAGCACCGCCTATTTATACACCTTTGAAATTAGCGGGTGCAGTACATTCTGTTGTATTGCAGATTGATGTAAATAGGTAATTTTTGTTAAATGGTGTATTATGTTATGCTATAATATAAAAACTGGGAACTGATAACGGACAGTTGACCCCCTTTATTAGAAAGGGGGTGGTGCATATGACAACATTTGAGGAAATATATTTGTTACTTACTCTTTGTTCAGTCATAATTGCCCTGCTTTCTTATTTGGACAACAAAAGAAAGTAATAAAATAGACTGTCCTTACTCAATTTTTAACATCTAGGACAGTCTTAGTACATAAAGTTGAGGTCAACTGTTTCTTTGCTCTTTAGCGGAGAGCAGCAGTTCCCTTTTTATAAAGTATATCATTTTAAATAAATTTTGTAAAGCGTCTGTTATAATACAGGTGCTTTTTTTATTGTAAAGGAGTGAACAAAATGAATTATAGTACATATGCATTTGAAGATTTATCTGTTGTGTTATCTCACCCATCGGTAGGACAGTTTGTTTTTCAAGGTACAGGACTTGGCTCTATTACATTTGGTATGTCTAATGATTCTTCTGCACATGATGTAGCGTCAGATGGCTCTGTCATGACATCAAAAATAAAAGCTGGAAATGGTACAGTTACTATATCTGTACAACAAACATCACAAGCAAATGCTTTTTTAAGAAAAATGTTTAACTATTTATACACAGCACCATCTTCTGAATGGGCGCAAATATCGTTAATGGCAGAAAGCAAAGTAATGGGCGTGACACATACCGCAACCAATATGTCATTTCAGAAAAAGCCAGATGGAGCATATCAACAAACAGGACAACAAATTTCATGGGCATTTTTAGCAGGAGATTTACAAGAATATTGATAGGAGTGTTTGAATATGAACGGAAATACAAAAACAATACAAGTAGATAACAGAACATTTATCATTAAAAAAATGAATGTAAAATCAAGTTTGAAGCTTGCAAAAACAATATTAGCAAAGTCGTTGCCAGCTTTTTCTATATTTTTTGAAGAAACAAAAACAAAGAAAGTAGAAACAGTAAAAGAAAATGATATGTTTTTAGCAATACAAAATTGTTTGGAATCATTGGAAGATAACGATTTAGACAAAGTAATTGATACATCATTACAGCATTGTTCTGAAATACTTCCAGCAGGTGCAGCAAATGTTTTCAATACAGATGGTACTTATGGCGTTGCAGATATGGATACAGACGTTGTATTAACATTACGCTTAGTTACAGAAGTATTATTATTTAATTATGAAGGTTTTTTCGACGTAAGCCTTTGGCGTTCCAAGTTCAGTCCGATTGTGGATACATTCAAGCAAAATGTGAAAATGTAGAAGATATGCTATATGCTCCAGTTATTGCAGGCTATTGGAAACAATATGAAATATGGGACGGAACATATACACTTGATGATTTACTTGATATAACGGAAGTCATGATTGTCAAAAGTGAAAATGAGAAACGAGAATACCAATATATGGAGCAGCAAAAGGAAGTGAGAAAAAATGCCAGCTTCTGAATATATTAAGGAATATCTTGTATCACTTGGTATACAAGACAACTTTTCTGAAAGGCTAGGGGAAGCACTTGATGAAGCAGATGGAGAAGTAAGCAGTTTTGTAAAAGGTTTTGCTAAAAAATTTGCTGTTGCAGGTACAGCAGTGGTTTCGCTTATTGGAGCAACAAGTATAGGCGTTGCAAAATTTTTAAATCATATAGCAAATGCAGAAAAGGAAATAGCAGACTATGCCGAGGAAATAGGAGAAAGCAGAGAGGAGGCATATAGATTAAAAGCGGCACTTGACGCTATGGGTGTATCTATGGAGGATATCAAAGCAAGCGAAGAATTGCAGGAACAATTTAAAATATTGCAGGAGGACGCTCAAAAAATACAAATACCTGATATGTCTGTAGGAGTACAGCAAGTCAATGATATCAAAATAGAATTTTTAAGACTAAAACAACAAAGTATGCTTGCATTGACATGGATAGGACACTATACCATGAAATATTTACAGCAACCTCTTGAAAAAACAAAACAACTATTTGGTAGTTTGAACGATGTCATATTAAAAAACATTCCTAAATGGTCAAAAGGTATGGGCTTTTTTCTCTCCTCTATTGTAAGGCTGGGGCTTACTGTCATAAGAGGTGCAAAAGCAATATTTGACGCTATTAAAAAAATATTTGATATGATACCAAAAGAAATTAAAATAGTAACAGCGTTATTGGCTGCATTAGCATTATTTATTAGAGCAGGACCTATTGGAAAATTGATGTTTATTATTACAGCTGCATTACTTTTATTAGAAGATTTTTTTGTTTATGTAGATGGTGGAGAAGCTTTACTCGGTGGACTATGGCAAAAACTCATTGATATTTACAATACATTAAAGGATAGTGGCGCAATAGAAAAGTTTAAACAATGTTTTATTGACGCTATGGAAACTATCAAACAATGGATATTAAATGCAAAGAATACAGTAAAAGACCTTTTTAAACAATTTCAAAATAGTAGTTCTATTGAAAAAATAAAGAAATTATTTGTAAATTTAAAAGAAATATTATTTTTGGTGTTAGATACTTTAAAAAATATAGGCAGGACATTTTTAGATAGTTTTGGAGGAAAAGGAAAAACATTTTTAGAATGGACAATATCTGTTGGACTGCCTTTACTTTTGGATTTATTAAACGGTGCGGTAAGTGCTGTTAAAATTGTTCTGCAATGGCTGAATAAAGTTAGTGATTCAGAAAGCGTTATAAAAAGTATTGGAATGGCTTTTTTATCTTGGAAAATTGGTAAAGGAATCAAAAACGGTATACAGTCACTTGGGGATAAAATTACAAATTTAAAAGAAAAGTGGCAGGATTTTAAAAATTTGCTAGTTCATTCTGGTGATGTTGTAAAAAATATTGCAAATACGAGCAAAAAGGTAGTCGGTACTATTGTAAAATATGGAACAAAAATAGCAAAAACAGCATTAAAAGTAATAAAGAGTGCAGGTTCTATCATTGTAAAAGGAATAAGTTCTGCAATCAGTTTTTTTACTTCTCCTATGGGATTGATTGTATTGGCAGTTGCTGCGCTCATTACCATTGCAATACTTGTTATAAAAAATTGGGATAAAGTAAAAGCGTTTTTTATTGCATTTGGAAATAAAATAAAAGACGTTATGACAGAAGCAGTCAATTTTATACTTCAAAAGTGGCAGGATTTTAAAAATAAATTTGCAAATTCAGATTCCTTTTTTGGCAGAGTCATGCAGGCAATCGCTACAATAGTAGAGAATTTTATCAGTATCATAATAGATTTTTTTCATATGCTTTGGGAAAATATCAAGTTAATTTTCTCTGTTGTAAAAAGTTTGATACAAGGCGATTTTGATGGTGCATATCAATCTGTTGTTGTAATATGGAATAATATTGTTGCATTTTTTAAAAATATTATTTCAAAAGTAGTTTCTGTAATCAAACAAGTATTTTCGCCTATTGTGAATTGGTTTCAAAGTAAAGTAAATGACATCAAAAATAAATTTTCAAGTATTCCTCAATATATACAGCAAAAATTTTCAGAGGCAGTAAATAATATCAAAAATGTTTTTCAGCCCATAGTAGATTGGTTTGAAACAAAAGTTGCTAAAATAAAAAGTAGTTTTAATGGTATAGGAGAAAAATTAAATGGCGTGAAAAATTTTGTATTTGGTGGGAATAGTGAAAATGGTTATGCAGAAGGCGGAATTGTTACACAACATCAAATAGCTGAAATTGCAGAAGGAAATCAGCCAGAATTGATTGTACCATTAACAAAAAAAGATAGAGCAAAACAACTTTTGCAGAAAGGTGCAGACTATTTAGGGCTTTCCAGATTTCAGCCAAAACAACTGGAAAAAGCAAAGGGATTTATGGAACAGACAGCAAATAATATGGCAAAACTGCATACAGGTTTAACGGCTACAACATATCAGACAAATAATCAAAATGTTTCAAATCAGTACTATATTGATATGACATCAAAATATACTATACATGATACATCAGGAAAACCAGAATCAACAGCAAAAGCAGTTGACAGAACAGTACAAAAAAGAATCAGAAATTTGCAAGGAGCGTTATAAAATAAATTGACAATACAAGATATATCCTATAACATAAAAATAAAAGAGGAAATTTCTGATGTATAATGATTTTGGTAAACTATTAGAAGAACATACGAAAAACCCAGAGTTTAAAAAAGAATATGAAACATTAGAAACAGAGTTTAATATTCATCAAACAGCTATTGAAACAATGAAAGCAATTGATGATGTGAATAATGAAAGAAATTTGAGTAAAACTTTTCATAGTATTGCAGAACTAATGGAAGACTTAAATCATTAACAAAATAAAAAACATCTACTTTAATTTAGTAGGTGTTTTTTTATTGTAAAAAAGGGGGAATATTATGGCTTCTTATGGAATATCACCTTTTACAGAACAAAATATACCACAGTTAGTAGGAATCAAAACGCACATAGAGAACTATTTTTTTGACGCATTTTTGAAAGTAGACCACACAAGCAAATTAACAATGACAAGTCACCCTGTGGAACAAGGGGCAAATATAACAGACCATGCTTATTTAGAACCACAAAGTATTACTATGGAAATCGGTATGAGTGACGCTTGTGTTAGTTATGTATCTGGGCAATTTCAACAAAAATATACCCGTTCTGTTAGTGCCTATGATACTCTTTTAAAATTGCAGGCAGAAAGACAACCTTTAACAGTGCATACAAGACTAAAAACATATAAAAATATGTTAATTGAAAATATTACTGCACCAGATGATTATACAACGCTATTTGGATTAAGAGTAACAGTAACATTAACAGAAATTATAACGGCAAAAACACAAACCGTTACGATTGAAAATAAAACTAGTACAGAACCTCAAAAAACAGGTACAACAAAAAAGGGAACGGTACAGCCGATACCCAAAAAGAATGTTTCAAAACCAGTACAAGCAAAGGTGGAGGAAAAAGTAGTAAATCGGTCAACGCTTAGAGTATTGTATGGAAAATAGAAAGATGATGAAAAAATATTGTGACTTTTGTAGAAATGTGATATATTTTTAATATCATGTTATTTGAAGGGGGATTTACAATGAAGGAGTATTTAAAGGGACTTGTGACAGGTATTGTAATTGGTGCAATAGGATTAACAACAGTATTTGCAGCAGGAAGTATAAAAACAGCTACATTCAATGAAAATCAAGTAATTTATAATGGACAAACATTGTCACTTTCACAGCCTATGATTTCGGTTGTAAAAGAGGGAGAAAAGAATGTTAGTAATTATATGCCAGTAAGAGCAGTATTGGAGTCTATGGGATATACAGTAGATTGGGATAGTTCAAAAAATGCTGTTGTGATAGATGGTAATGGAACAACAGAAATACTTGACCCAGAAATGGAAATAGCTGTTAATGAATTTACAAAAAAGATGAATGAAGAGATGACTTCAGATGTAAAACAAGCAATAGAACAATTAAAAAATAATGAAGATTATAAAATGATGAAAGCACTTTTTAGTAAATTAGAACCTGCTGCTGTATGGGTATTGATGGCAGAAGATTATCAAGTTTGGATAACTGATGGAGAATGTTTATTCCCAGAAGTTTGGGAAACATTAGCACAATACTAACAAAAAGACACCGAAAGGTGTTTTTTTATTGCCTTAAATTTAGAAAGTTGGTGAAAAATATGGAGGATTACAATTATTGTATCATACCGCTAACAACAGAGCCAAACCAACAGATGTATGTAAAAGTACCCATTGACAACAAAAACATTTCTTTTTTACTAACAATAAAATACAACAGTCAAGCGGGATATTGGAATATAGATATTGCAAACGGCAATACAGGAGAAATAATACTTTCTGGATTACCTCTACTAGCAAGTGAATATCCAGCAGCAAATGTTTTAGAGCAATATAGTTATTTGCAAATTGGTTCTATGTATGTCATTAAAATCAATGATTCTATCAAAAAAGAAAATCCAGATGTTACCAATTTAGGTACTGATTTTATATTAGTTTGGGGGGACACCATTGAGTGATTTTCATGATAATGTACTTTTTGGAAGAAAATACAGAGTGATTGTCAGTGATGTAAACGGTATTGGTATGGATATATCTGCATTACGTTGCACATTTCACATAGAGAAATCGTTATCTGAAACGCCTAATTATTCAGAAATTGTGCTATACAATTTATCAGCACAAACAGAAAACAGTATTATAAAAGAAGGTGCAAAAATTATATTGGAAGCTGGTTATCAAAATCAACAGTATGGACTTATTTTTTCTGGAGATATTGTACAGCCATTAAGAGGAAAGGAAGATAACACAACTTATACATTAACATTGATATCACAAGATGGAGATTTGTTTTACAACAAAGGCATTATTAATGCGTCTTTTAGAGCAGGACAAACAACAAGGGATATATTAGAAAACATGACAAAACAATCTTCTAATGCATTAGAGTTAGGACAGATATCTGAAAATTTAAGTCAAACAGCATTACCAAGGGGCAAAGCATTTTTTGGATTGACAAGGGATTATTTCAGACAAATTGCAAAAAGTGAACAGGCTGCATTTTACATTAATCACAATAAAATTGAATTTGTAAAAGCAATGGATTTGCCTACAAATGAAGTAATCAAATTAAATAGCGAAAGTGGCTTGATTGGTATGCCTGAGCAAACAGAGGAGGGTATACAAGCAACGTGTCTATTAAATCCTTTATTAGACTTAAATAAAATGGTTTCAATAGATTTTAGCTCTATACAGCGTCAAAAGGTAGATAAAGAGAATGGTGTCAAAAATATAGAAGGTTTTGGAATATTTAAAATCATTAAATTAACGCACAAAGGGGATACAAGAGGCGACGAATGGTATACAGAATTTACAGCAGTGGCACAGACTGGAGCCGTTCCAGTAACAGGAAATTGTATGAGATAGGAGAAATACTATGAACATTAGTGAATGGATAGGAGATAATGAGGAAGCACTAAGAGTCATGACAGAAAATTATATTCAAAATGCAAGAGTAGCAATACCAGCAATCGTTGTGCAGTTTGATTCACAAAAACAAACGGTATCTGTACAACCAGCAATCAAGGACACATTACAAGGAAAATCTACAGCATTGCCAGAACTTTCTGATGTACCTGTACAATTTCCAAGAGCAGGAGGATACAGTTTAACATTTCCAGTAAAAGCGGGTGATGAATGTTTACTTGTATTTTCTGATATGTGTATAGATAGTTGGTGGCAGTTGGGAGGAGTACAAAATCAAGCGGAAAAAAGACGACATGATTTGTCAGACGCTTGTGCGATATTAGGTATTACAAGTGTGCCAAAAGCATTAAAATATATTTATATGGAAGGGGTACAATTAAGAAATGACAGCGGTACAGATTATATACAGCTATCAGAACAAGGCATACTGTTGAAATCGAAAAATATCCGAATAGAAGGAAATACAACAATAAATGGTAGTTACATTGGTACAGATGGTAAATCTACTATAAAAGGAAATGTAGAAATTACAGAAAATGCGGTGATTGGTGGTATTTCATTTATAAATCATATTCATAATGGTGTTGTATCTGGACATGACAATACAAAAACACCTATATAAGGCGGTGAATTTGTTGCAGTATAGGGCTTTAGATAAAAATGGAGATTATGCACTAGGACAAAATGATATCAAACAAGGCAAAGAGGCAGTTGCACAGGCAATCAAAACAAGATTAGCATTGCTTTATGGGCAATGGTGGGAAAATACAGAGGAGGGTTTACCATTATTTGAAAAAATATTGGGTAGTTATGGCAATCACAAAGAAATGATAGATATGCTAATTACAGAACGTATTGCAGATACAAAAGATGTAAAAGAAATCAAAAGTTATACAAGCACGTTTCAAAATCGTGTATATAGTGCAAATTGTATTGTAGAAACGATATATGGCACGATTTCGGTAGATATTGGAAAAGTACAATAGGAGGGTTTTATTTTGTATTTTAAACCTTATATTGATGAAAAAGGAATACATATTCCTAGATATGTTGATATTGTAGAGGACTTGGTGGAACACGCCAAGTCCATTTTTGGTGCAGATATTTATTTAGAAAATGATAGTCAGGATTATGAAATGATATCAGCACAAGCGTCAAAAATATATGACACTATGGAATTATTACAAAGTGTATATGAAAGCAGAAGCCCCAAAACTGCAATCGGTTCTGCATTAGACAGTGTTGTAAAAATAAACGGTATGAAAAGAAAAATACAAACAAAAAGTACTTGTGACGTATTGATTACAGGTGTACCAAAAACACAGATTATAGAAGGAATTGCAGAAGATATAGAAGGAATAAAATGGGACTTACCAGATATTGTTGTGATACCAGAAAGCGGAAGTATCAAAGTAACTGTTGTGTGTCAGGAATTTGACCATACAGCAAATGAAAAAGAAATTTGTAAAATTGGCACACCAACAGCAGGCTGGGAAAGTGTCATAAATGAGCAAGAGGCAATAAAAGGACAGGCATTTGAAACAGATGGAAATTTGAGAGCAAGGCAAAATATCAGTACTTGTAAACCTTCTAAAACAGTATTAGAGGGGACAATGGGCGGTATTGCTGAAATCAGCGGTGTTTCCAGACAAAGAGTATATGAAAATTTTGATAGTATGCCAGATGAAAACGGTATACCAGGGCATAGCATAGCTGTTATAGCAGAAGGCGGAGATAATCAGGAAATTGCAAGAGAAATTTATTTAAGAAAGACACCAGGTACGGGAACATATGGTACAGAAAATATAATTGTTACAACACTTGATTTTTATAGAAAACCAGAAGAAACCATGATTTCATTTTTTAGACCAGTTTATAAAGATATTTTTGTTACCATTACAATAAAAGCATTGTATGGCTATACAGTTGAATTGGGAGAAAAAATAAAACAAAATGTATCAGAATATTTAAACACATTAAGGATTGGTGATGATTTATCTATTTCTGCTATTTGGGGTGTCGCACTTTATGCTATGCAGGATTTAAAAATACCTTCTTTTTCTATTGTAGAAGTAACAGCAGGTACAGAAAAACAAAACCAAAGTACGCAAGATATTGATATATTATTTCAAGAAGTAACAAGAGGAAAAAAAGAAAATATTGAAGTGATTGTATTGTAGGTGGTGAAATGGACAATAAAAAATATTTGGATTTGATTGTACCAGAACATAGAAAGCCTAAATTTTTAAAATGGCTAAGCTGTATATTGGAAAAAATCAGCGACATAGAACATTGCGCAGAAATGATATGTATTTGTTTTGATTTGGATAATGCAAAAGGAAAGCAACTTGACATATTAGGGGAATTAGTAGGAACAAAAAGAGAATTGACATTTCAGCCTAGTAAAAATGAAAGCTCTATATTACAAGATGATATTTATAGAACAGTGATTAGAGCAAAAATAGGTATCAATCATTGGGACGGCACCATACCTAGTATTTATGCATTATGGAAAAATTTGTTTCCAGATTATAAGTTGTATATCAAAGATAATCAAGATATGTCAATGGACGCTATTGTAATGGGAAATTTAACAGAATTAGAAAAGGAATTAGTACATAATGGCTATATTGTTCCTCGTCCAGAAGGAGTAAAGCAAAATACAGCAACAGCGTCAGAAATTGCTATACCAGAAAAAAGCTTGCATATTGCAGGTGCAGTATTTCGTCCCATAGTAGAAACAATACTCCCAGAAATAAAAGATAATATTGATTTTCATACAGATATAGCAATTTTAGCAAATAGCTACAATATAGGGTATACTACACTTCCAGAAATAAAATATGAATTTGATTTTTATAACAATATTATGGTTTTATTGAAAAATTGTAGTATAGAAAGTACAACATTACCAGAACTGAAATATTAAAGGGATTTTTAAGTAAGGAGGGAAAACAATGTCAGAAAAAAAGCCTTATGGATTTACAATTACAGTACAAGGAAGAAACTTTTTAGCAAAACAAGTAGCAGGAGAACAGTTAAATATTTCAAGAGTGATGGTAGGAAGTGGAATTGTGCCAGAAGATATAAATTTGGCATATTTAACAGATTTGGTACAGCCAGTGGCACAAGCAACATCAACATATCCTATTGCAGAAAAAGATACCGTTTCATTTATTGTAGAATATAGAAATGATTTAAACGGCGGATTAAAAGAGGGTTTTTGGTTAAGGGAATTTGGCGTGTTTGCCAGAGATGGCGAAGATGAAATATTGATATATTATGCAACATTAGGAGATTTCCCCCAATTCGTTATAGCTTACAGAGATGGTGTTGTTGATATTAGACGATATCCTGTTACACTCAAAATATCTGATAAAATAGATATTAAATTGGAATATCCAGCACTTGCATTTGTAACAGAAGAAAGATTTTGGAAATTACTAAAAATGGAAGCAGTACCTTATTTAGAACGTATTATAAAAAATTCTACTATACAGAAGGACATTGTGATACCAGCAACAACATGGATAGAAGAAATTGCAGAGGGTGGAGGGGGAGGCGTATGTGCGAATGTGGAACAGAAAGATGTAACGGATGAGATGATACCC